CATTATTCCAGATGAAGTTATGAATGAAGTAGTTCTTGAAATTAAAAAACGTCGTATTCGAAACATTGCTCAGCTTGTTGAGAAGGATATGAGAGAGATTTTAAAGAAGTTAAACAGATCTAAGTATTATGAGCACGCAACCCACATCCTCTCTAGACTCAATGGCTGCCCGCCTCCAACAATCACACCAGAAATTGAAGAAAAAATACGAGCAATGTTTCAGGAAATACAGGCGCCGTTTCTACTGTACTGTCCTGATGATCGTACAAATTTTCTATCTTATTCTTACATTCTTTTCAAATTTTTTGAACTCCTGGAACTTGATGAATATAAAGTCTACTTCCCCCTTCTAAAGTCTCGAGACAGACTTATAGCTCACGATCAGATTTGGAAACTAATCTGTGATTATTTGCGATGGGAATTTGTTAGTTCAGTTTAGTCTTTAATTATATCGCCATTACTATTATACGCATGAGAACAATGCTCGTGTTTAATAAATTTTTCAAAATTAGTTTTGGAAATATAATTATCTTCAACCATTTCATGCCACGTATCATATCTATCGTGATACATTAAATTGCGGAAGAAATCTGCAATATCATAAAAGGAATCCTTAGTTAATTCATTACCATCGCTTCTGAAAACAAATACTTCTCCAATATTTCCCTGCCATTCTGGAGGAGCACATCCACATAATGGGTCTGCCATTAAGTATGTAATAATTTGATTATTCAATTTTGGATTAAATGGCCACTCTTTTAAAGGAGTGTTTCTTATGATACTTATAGGAGTTCCAATTCTATGAGAAATTGGACTTTTATAGACAATTTTATCTATAATCTCCATTTCGCAAGATTTTAGATTGAAATCTTGTCCATCTGCACTAACAATGAATCCTTGAACCTTTCCCATTTGATGGTACTAACTTAGTATGGAATAAGTTAATCCGTTTTCAAGGATTCTATTGATTCATAATAAAATGTCAGAAGTTACAGTAGAAGTTCCTTCCACCGAAGTAGAAGATGTTGTTAAAGACATGGTGAATCTTACGGTGGAGCCTGTAAAGGAGCCTGTAAAAGAGCCTGTAAAGGAGCCTGTTTTAGAATTACCTTCTGAACTAGAAGGACTTGTTACTATTGAAAATGGCGAATATGTGATGAATAATCTTCCAAGTGATGCTGAAATACGCAGAGCTACACAGAAGAAAGGCTATTCAAGATTTAAGTAGTTTACCGCATGAATTTACCAAGATAGACATGAACTGCCTTGTGGACGAGGGCGAACAGAACGGCGTGAGTGGCGGCGACGGTGGTACGAGATGAGCCAGGAGGGAGAGACAGAACAACGCCAGGAGTCAGAAGGAAAGACGTTAGCGCAGTGAGCAACAGATACTTCCACATTTTATTTCTAGGTTTACAAAATTTAATAGTCGAAGTCGTTAAGGTATTCCAGATATTCGTAGTAAAACTCCATTTCTTGAGTGATTTCATCATCTATCAACTCCTCATCTTCTTCTAGAACAAATACTGTTGCCATTCTTGGAATTACTTTGCTTAGTTGAAAACGGATCGTTTTTCATCAATTTTGATAATCGCATCAGAATGGAGGCAAATCAGTGGGCAATTTCAAAGATCAATTTTAAGCGTGTGGCTAAGTGCCAGGAATACGCAAACCTAGCAGAGCATGGAGAGAATAATGTAGTTCTCTTCACATACAATTATGGAACTCAAGGAAACACTCGAACTGTAGACTATCTTCCAGATTCAGACACGACTGTACACAGTTATGTGAGCAGTCCTGACTTTTCTCATCTCATGCGCACATTTACAAAGAAGGATTGTTGGTGTTACACTCGTAACACTCCACTTGACGGAAAGCGAGAGGTTGTTATGGTTGTTCGTTCGGAGTACTTTGACATGCCTCCGCTTGTTACACAATAGGTTCTAGCTCATCTGCATGAGGTATATTCTTACAAAAATAATATATCATATAGATTGTACAACCAATTGTAAGTGAAAAAACTAATATTGCGACTACTAGAGCTATGTTCTGGTCTTCATCCATACTATTTTTTTTCACGTAACGTTTATACGCTTATTTGAGCTCCAGGAGTTTCAAAACAATCACCCGAATCATTTGCATGATATCCTTTCTGACAGGGAGGATTTACTCGAGTATCGGGATTACCAAAGTATTCAAAATAATTCTTATATATCACATGCATAATCGCCACAAATACTAATCCGTGAAGAAGTGTCTGTTCAACCATAGTTCCGCGAGGATACAGCCGAAAGACAACTCCAGGTACAAGTAGACAGAATAGGGCAACTTTTAGAAGTGTCACATACATTTATTTAGTAACCACTTTAATTCCTGGCGTTGTGCATGAAGGAGATGTACAAAGAGGGTCTGGCTTGCAAACTCCATCTGCATTCATTCTAAACCCAGCAGCACACCCAGCTGGCCCATAATTTCCAAATGGCTCACGAATTGCATTCATTACAAAGTGAGCAACTACAACAAAAAGAACCGCATGAGTTAGCAAAACCACCATACGACTTGATCTCGCAGGAAATGTGAATACAACTCCAGGGACAAAGACTACAAAAAGAAGCAATGCTACCAACTTCTTAAACATTTATACTTAGATATAGTTTTTTCTATGATTGTTGAAATGTCTCTTTCTGTTTGGGACACTGAGAACATGGCTTTGTAGTTATTTTCATTCGAGATGCGAATATGAGAATTCCGACTATAAAAAGTAGAATTGCGAGCCACCACATTTATTATACTATAAAGCTTTAACATTTCATGACTATAACTAGATATGGGGATCCCGTTCTACTTCGCAAGTTTAATAAAGTCTCATTCTGGAATCCTTGAAGTGATTAAGAAGAATGCAGCAAAGGAGGTTGATGTATTGTGTATTGATTTTAATTGTTTGATTCATCGTTATCTGAAAGATGAAGATCCTATCAATTCAGTCATAGAAGCATTGGATTATATACTAACCAATGTTTGTAAGGCCAAACAAGTTATTATTGCTTCAGATGGACTTGTTCCTTATGCTAAAATTGTTTCGCAGCGTTATCGCCGCATGTGTGTAAAAGAGTCATCTGGAACATTTGATAGAAATCAGATCTCTCCAGACACTCCATATATGAGAGATCTGAATATTGCATTGAAGGCTAAGTTTCCTTATGCGATTATATCGGGAACTTCGATTCCAGGAGAAGGAGAGCATAAGATAATTTTAGAACTCAAAAAGCTTCCGCAAAAGCAAAGACAGAGTATCTGTATTTACGGATTGGATGCTGATCTAATTTTGATCTGTCTTCAACATCACAAACTTTCAATGCCTCACAAAATGACACTTCTTCGAGAGAGTGCAGAATTTAATGATCCTTCATTGAAAATAGCTGAATTTAGTACACTTTCAATTTGGAGTCTTCTAACTCAATTACCTATTTCGATCGACCAATATATTGCATTATCGATTCTTTGTTTTGGAAATGATTTTATGCCAAATTTAGCTATGTTTTCACTTCGAGAAAGTGGTTATGATAGAGCTCTTCATATGTATTCCGAATGTGGAAAACCCAACCTTTTGACAGTAGAAGGTAGGAATGCCTTTCTGAATCATGCTTCTAAAAGTGAGATTTCAGTTCTCAAAGAGCGTATTGCATTACGTAAGCGTCCAGAGGAACGATCATTAATGGGAAAGGATGATAGTCTTTTTATAAAGAAATATGGACTACATGTTTTGGATGGAGTATCTAATATGACTCCAGTGGTGGAAGCATATTGGAAAACATTTCATTGGTCACTTGATTATTTTCAAAATAGCAAGCCGACAAATTGGGACTGGGTTTATCCTTACTCAGATGCTCCTTTGATTTCAAGTATAATTGGTGAAATTGAAACTACTCAAATAGATGAGTTGCCATTAACATTTAATGTGACAACTCAACTTCAGTTTATTATGCCAAAGGCTTCATTGAGAACTGCAAAGCGCAGAGTCAGATATATCGATGAAAAATATACTGAAACTAGAAATCCTTGGATGAAGCGACATGATTGGGAAATGAAGCCTCGGATTTCTTTGCCATGGAATCCTATTTACTCCCCAACGACAGTCTCCCTCCTTTAAATCCAACTTTTACGTTTGTATTTTTTGAAAGAGAAAACCCAAATTCTGATACTTTAGGAATCTTAGCCGTATCTACAATAGGACTTACAACATCGGCCTCTGGAAACTCTAAACTATTAATATCTGTTTCTCGAAGAGACCAATATGATTTATTTAAGAAATCTAAATCTCTTGCAAGTGCAACCATCATAAATCCAAGGCTATCTTGAAATGTTAACCAATTTTTAATAACATGATTTATGTATTTTTGACGATAAACTGCGAAGCTATTATGTGCTGTATTATTTCTCATAGTTTGAATACAATCTTTTACAGTTTGAATAATAGGTTTATCTAGCCGTTTATTCACACTATTATGTGCTCGAACTACAAATAAAAATAATTCATAACGACTAGAAGCCCAATTTGGGTTGTTACGTTTATAGGTTAACAGAAGACCCTGAAAATGATCCTTACAAGCAGGACAAGTTATACATTCTCCAAATCTATCCATAAACCTGTTAACTATTCGAACATCTTCTTGCGTTGGAGTTTCTGGATAGTTAATTGAAATGGAATGAAGAGTCATCCATCCCAGTGGTCCCCAGATACTGGTCATTATTTATTATACTGAAATGAATCCCGCTACCATACCGCCTTCAAGCATTTCACGCATGAGAGGTACGGGAGTATTTGTATTTTTCAGAAGACCAGAATTGATAACCAGCTTTTTAACTTTTTCATTTGACATTCTTGAAACACGCTTTTTAATTGTACGACGACGATGTTGAACACCTTTTTCAGTTACAAGCCGAATTGTATGTCTCTTCATAGTCTTTCTTAGAGGAGGAGATTTGGCAGCATCTGCAACTGGTCTAATTTTTGCAGTCTTCAAAACACCTCGAGGATAGGTCTTCAAAGTCTTCTTACCAGCTACTTTTGGCGGTTCTGGAAGAGGAACTGAAGGTTCTGCTCCCACCTTGGTAACTACCAATTTTGTAGCCATCTCTATTAAAAACGAATAAGAATAGATTTACGGCCAACTCGTCTTAACTTAATACCATGGACTGGAAATCAATTGAAGCATATTTTCAAACTCAAGGCGTTGCAAAGTTGGTGGATCATCAAATAGAGTCTTTCGAGGACTTTATTCGTAATAAGATTCCACTCATTGTTGCTTCAACTGCTCCAATTGTAGTCTGGCATGAACAAGATGAAATCACTAAAAAATATAAGTATGAGTTTCGTTTGACATGCGAGAATGTTTCCTACATGAAGCCTCGTATTCAAGAAGCAACTGGTCGCATCAAGCCGATGTTTCCTCAAGAAGCGCGTGCTCGTAACTTTACATATGCTGCTCAGATGTTCTGTGATGTGCGATTCACTGCCAGGACATACAAGGGACCCACATTTGTAGACTTTGATGAATCTGTGAAGGTCTTTGATGGAGTTTCACTCGGCAAGATTCCAGTGATGCTAGGGTCTTCTCTATGTATCATGAAGGACTTTCCGATGTCAAAGGAAGAGATTGGAGAGTGCCAGTATGACCCTTTCGGATACTTTCTGGTTCACGGAAGTGAGCGTACAATTCTCTGCCAAGAGAAAGTAGCTGATAATCGAATTATGATATTCTATAACAAAAAGACATCGCCAAAGTACACATTTTCTGCAGAGATGAAGTCTCTTCATGAGTCATTCACCACACCTCCAAAGAAGCTTGAAATTCGCATGAGTGCAAAGTTCAATGGTTACGGATATCCTATGACACTCTGCGTTCCCCGATTTCGCGAGGACATTCCATTGATAGTAATGTTTCGAGCATTTGGAGTTGAAACTGACGAAGAAGTTGTAAATATTATCTGGGGAAAAAAGGTTGATGAGAAACATGTTAACATTCTGACTGCTTCATTCAAGGAGTGTGCGGAATTAAAGATTTACTCTCGAGAGGATGCCATCGAGTATCTGACGCATCACCTACAGTATGGCACTACATCTGACGACAAGAAGGGATATGTGAGATCTCTTCTAGAGACGGAGTATCTTCCACATGTTCGATTTGGAGGTGATACATCTCGGTTAGCCGTACTAGAGGCTCGTAAGATGGCTCTTACTGGCTGGATGATTCGCAGACTCATTCTCACAGAACAAGGATTTCAGAATATTGATGATCGTGATGCCTATCCCAACAAGCGCATTGTAACTACTGGAGCTCTTCTTACTCATCTGTTTCGGCAGTTGTTTCAGAAGGTATGCAAAGATATTCGAAGCAAGTTCGTTCATGAGGTGAACAATGACACTTGGAAGAAGGGTGAGCCTCGGCCCATGGAAGTTCTAAATGTAAATAATCTATACAAGATTTTGAAAGTTTCAACTATCGAGGGAAAGTTGAAGCAGGCACTGGCTACTGGTAACTTTACAGTTCAGGGGCTCGGCACATCTCCTACGATGTCAAATGCAACAAAGATTGGAGTTTCTCAAGTTCTAAATCGTCTCTCATATTCCGCTACTATCAGCCATCTCCGACGCATTCAGACTCCAGTTGAAAAATCTGGTAAGCTTCTTGCCCCCCGTAAGTTACACGGTAGCTCTTGGGGGTATGTGTGCCCTGTAGAGACTCCAGAAGGCCATTCTGTTGGTATCGTAAAGTCAATCTGTATGCTTTCTGCAATCACACAGCATAGTCCCGCGTTTGTAACTCTTGGAATTCTTCAGAAGATTCCCAATATTAGGTGGATTGATTCACTGACATATCACTGTGGCGAGACAATGATTATCGTGAATGGAGTTATTATTGGATATACGAATGATCCCGCAAATGTAACAAAAAGTCTTCGTCATTCGAAGAAGATGTTTGAGCTACACCCACATACTGGAATTACTTGGAATATTATTCAAAATTTGATCAGTATTGAAAGTGATGGTGGGCGTTTTGTTCGCCCTCTCTTTCGTGTTGAAAATGGTAAACTGCTGAGTCCTCCAGCCAGTTCCGATTGGAATGATTGGATTCGTAGCTGTATTGAGTACGTTGATCCCTGCGAAACCGAGACAATTCGGGTTGCGATGACACCAGAGAATGTAACTAACATGCATACTCATTGCGAAATTCATCCTACTATGATTTTGGGACATATGGCATCTAGTATTCCATTTTCTGACCATAACCAATCTCCTCGTAACACATATCAATCTGCTATGGGTAAGCAGGCCATCGGAATCTTTGCAAGGAATTATGCGAAGCGTCTTGATAAGAATGGTTACATTCTTTGTACACCCATGCGTCCGTTCGTAGAGACTCGCATGATGAATGTCTTGAAAACTCATGACATGCCATCTGGAGATAACATCATTGTTGCGATTGGAATTTATGGCGGATACAATCAGGAGGATTCAGTCATTCTCAATCGTAGCGCAGTAAAGCGTGGACTGTTTCGTACACTATATTACACCATCTACAAGGACGAAGAGCATCGTAATATCGCATCTGGGAAGGAAGAGAAGTTCAGTTTAGCTCGCCGCGATAACACTCGTGGTTTCAAGACTGGATCATATGGAGCTATTCGTGACAATGGAGTCCCCGCTCTTCATTCACAGATTCGCGAGAATGATATTGTAATTGGAAAGGTTACGAGTATCAAGTCAGATCCTAATGGCTATGCATTCCGCGACTCATCTACCACTCACAAGAATTCAGAGACTTGCCGTGTTGATGGAGTTTGGCAGGATAAGAACTCAGATGGGTATCCATTCATCAAGGTCCGAGTTGTTTCGGAGCGTGTTCCCGAAGTAGGAGATAAGTTCAGTTCTCGTCATG